CTCGTTTATTCAATATTGGCAATATGGCATGGCTAATAGTTAAAAAGAAATACTATTGGTGGCTATACGAATATGCAAAAACGCATATGACTGACATCCGATTAGGCATTGGCTTTAATATGCATGGCAGTGATCCCACTCGCTTATATCGGCACTTACAAAGTGTTGGTCCGAATAATGGTTCGGATGGAGATGTAAAAGCTTGGGATGGTAAATTTGGACCCGATGTCTGGGAAGACTCGGCTGAAATTTCAAAACGATTGGCAACAGTAATTATAATGAAAGTAGACAAAGAAACTCTACGACGAATTAAATTAATTGGACAATCAGCAAGATATCGTATACATATCTGTGAAGATATGATGTACATAGTTATCTGGGGCATGCCTTCAGGTGACTTCTTAACAGCGCTTTTCAATTCAATTGGACACTTGCAAAAAGATTGTTGTATTTGGAACATCTTTTGGTTACAAGAGGAAGTTGAAGGAAGGGATTTTAAAACATCTGATGAGTGGATAACACTCACTTATTGTTGTAAAATGGGAGATGATGATGTAAATACTGTAGCAGATAGTATTCGAGACATTTACACTCCTGAAGCTAGACAAAAAATATGGATATATTTGGGGTATGAGTACACTGATGCCACAAAATCCGGTTCTATGCATTATAAACCTATGCATGAATTGTCATTTTTAAAATGTACATTTCAAAAGACCGAGTATCCAGATTTTTATAAAATGGGAATTGATGAAGAATACGTAATTCAAGAACTAACCAATTGGGTAAGAATTGGTCAAGATGAAACTGAAGCTCTCGTTTCCAACTTGGAGGACTCTCTTCGCTTTGCTCATGCATACGGAGAAGAAAAGTTTGAATTTTACAAGAACAAATTCAATAAAGCTTTGGCACAACTTCAAGAACCACCTTTGACACTGAATTACAGCGAACTCGAAATGGAGTGGCTAACATCCAATGGCTTAGGATACACTAATAAATTATAAATATACTTTGAATCTAATCAATTACTTACTATTGTATACTTATAAATTCAAAATTCATACCAATTTTAGATTGGAACCATATGTTCCCGGAATGTATATCCCATATGGAATTTGAAACAATTAGATCATTTAATTATTAAGGGTGATTTCTTA